AAGTAGCTGTAGCGGGAACTGTGTACGCTAAACCGATCAATATTCGATGAGCTTTGGCGTTGGCCTTCGTACCAGCGTAGCTGTAGGGCTAGGCGGTATTGTGTCTTTCTTCTCAGGATATGGCCGAGATCAAGCGTATGACAACTTAGCCGCCGAATCTGGCGCTAACCTCGTCCAAGAGGACGGGGCTTTTATTTTAGTGTAAGGATAAAGTATGCCAACAGTTACCCTTTCGATTTTTGCTGGCGTAGGCGCGCAACTGTTTGACGATAGCGGTAATGTTCTTACTGGCGGCAAAATTTACACTTATGAAGCAGGTACTTCTACGCCACTTGCTTCATACACATCAAGCGCTGGAAATGTTGCGCATCCAAACCCAATTATTTTAAATGCTGCGGGTAGAGTGCCAACAGGTGAAATATGGCTTGACTATACAAAACTGTACAAATTTATTGTACGAACGTCTGCCGATGTTTTAATAGCTACTTATGATAATGTCGGCGGTAGTTTTAATGCGTCACCTATTATTGCTAACTTTACAGGCACAGGATCACAAGTAAACTTTAGTTTGTTGTCAGCCCCCGCTAGTGAAAACAGCACTCAAATTTATATTAATGGTGTATATCAGCAAAAAAATACTTATTCTGTTGCAGGATCTGTAATTACGTTTTCTGAAGCACCGCCATTTACATCTACAATTGAAGTTAATTACGTTTAAAGGAATAAATCATGGCTGACGTAAAAATATCAGGTTTACCCGCTTCAACTACACCGCTTGCGGGTACAGAAGTTTTACCAATTGTTCAAAGCGGCACAACCAAACAAGTTTCTGTTGCTAATTTAACCGCGGGGCGCGCTGTTGCGACTGCAGGTGGTTCGTTTACCGACAACATTACTCAAAGCACAGCAGCTAAAGGTATAAACTTTACTTCTAACACGCCCGCAGCGGGGGTGACAAGCCAGTTATTGAACTGGTACGAGCAAGGAACTTGGACTGCAACGCTCGCATCTTCTGGTGGCGGCACTGTCACCATGACATCCTCAGCCACTTACGTTCGCATCGGAACATTGGTGTTTGTTGGTATTGAAGCGTACAACATATCCACCTCTGGTTTGAGCGCAGGAAACCTAACCATTACAGGTCTCCCGTTTACTTGTAGTGCTAGTTCAACGGCAATAGCGTATTTTAATATTGCTGGTGCAATTACAGCAGCGCAAGGCGCCGCGCTTGCTTATGCTAGTAATTCAACAACAATAAATTTATTTAAAAGTCAAACTACATCAAAAGATGTTAGTTCCGTAACAGTTGCTGACTTAAATGCGAATATAACAATTCGTTTTAATGGCGTTTACCGTGTTTAAAAAAAGAGGCAAATATGTCTTTAACTAAAGTTTCATACTCTATGATTAACGGCGCGTGCGTAAACGTGTTTGATTTTGGCGCAGTTGGTAACGGGTCTACTGACGATACCGCAGCAATTCAAGCGGCCATCAACTATGCTGGAACATTAGCTACAAATTCAGTAGATTCCGTTAATCCATCTTTTCCATCTGTTGAACAAGCAGTTGTTTATTTGCCTGCTGGCCGATATTCAATTACTGGCACGTTAAGTCTGTACCCTGGCGTCTGCTTGCAAGGTGACGGCGCGCAATCGACCACTTTGTTGCATCAAGGTGGGAGTGTTTCTTGCATTGAAGCTGGGTTTTTTATTGCGCCAGGTAACTTTACTAGCACTAGTTTTTCAAAGTGGGGTGGTGTAAAGTCGTTGTCAATTGTAGGTAAAAAAGATCCCACTTACAACAACGCAACTGTTGCGGGGCAAATCGGTAAAACACATTTAACGGTGTACGGTATCAAACTTGATGGTGCGTATGGAAGTTTTTTGATTGAAGATGTAGACATTTTTTACTGCCAATCCGGTCTTTGGGCAGACCGTTCATATTTTATGAGCGCGTATCGTTTACGCGTCTTTTTCTCATCTAACCACGGGGCGCAAGTTTACGGTTCAAACCTTTTTAAATTTGTTGCTTGTGATTTTCAATACAACGCAAATGCTGGATTTTTCCTTGACCGCCAAAATGTTGGTACGGGTGAAATAACAAAGGCGTCTTTGCTTCAATCTTGCGATTTTGAAAGCAATTTGTACCAAGGTGCTGTGCTGACAAACTTTAATGTGCTTGAACTTGATAGCTGTTATTTTGAAAATAATATGCTTTACAATTCTGTTTACCCAAGCACGGCTAACCAAGAACTTTTAATTGAAGGGACTGCCGGCTTTAACCGCAGTTTGTTAGTAACTAACTCAATTTTTAATGCTCTTGTTCAAACAGGTGCAAATGTCGATGTTATTTATGCCAAAGTTGGTGATAAGTTAACTTTTAACAACAACGGTTTATTCAATAGTAATAAACAAAATTCATTGATTAGATTTGGCGACGAAATCCAAACCATAAACTGGTTTTCCAACAATATGGTTGGGAATGGCGTTGGCATCGGTGATAACAGCCCTGTTGTTTACGATAAGGGTTGTTTTGCTACTGCTAACAACATGGAAACTACTTTGCCGTTTAAAAATATCATAGCCAATGGACAATTACAATCATGGCAACGTGGAACAACTGCAACAGTAACTAGCGGAACTCAATATCTTACGGCAGATAATTGGGGTATTTATGAGTTTGATTCAGGATCAATAGACGTATCTCAAGAAACGTTTAGCGGTATTCAAACAGATGTACCTGGGTACCCAAATTATTACATTCGCTTAGATCAAAATGTTGCAAGTAACGCTTGGGGCGTTACGTTCAAAATGTTACCAACGCAATTCTTTTCTAAATCCACATCGGTGTCTTTTGGCTTTTGGGTTCGTGCTGCGTCAAGCCAAACTATCTCAGTTTTGGTTTCAAGGTTCCAATCTTCTGGTGGAAATTTAAATGGCACAACCGTTGATTACACAATCGGTACTGATTGGCAATACATTTCCTATTCGGAAGTTTTGTTCCAAGATTTGACTCAGAATCCACAAGACCCAACCAACTGTTTGGTTTTTGTCATCCAATGCGCCGACGGTGTGACCAAAGTTGCAAACACAATTGATTTTGCAAACGCTCAAGCCGAAACCGGTAATTTTCCATCATCTATTGCAAAAATTGACAACAGCCAAAATTTGAGTCAAACCCAAGAATTTATTGTTCAAACACCAACAAACGCCATTATTTATTCAAGCCAAGTTGTTTCTGGTAACACTTATGTGGTAGCTGTTCAATTCCCTAGACCTATGCGAATAGCCCCGACAGTCACAATCTTGTCAGGATCAGAAGTCAACATGGCCGGAACGGTAACTGTGTCAAACATCACTACCACGGGTTTTAATGTTTCAGTCGTGGCAGACGGAACTGGATACGGTGAATGGAAAGCAGGTTATCGCGCCGAAGCTTATTTTTAATGCTAAAAATTAAACAGGAGTGGGATAATAAATGGATCTGATTTAGTAATCCCCGCTTGACGAATAGAATATTAAAGAATATATTAAGTAAATACCGTACTGATGCGGAACATCAGGGTTTCTAAGGAAACAAAAAATGGACGAAAGTCAAGAAGTAGTACCAGCGGAAGTACCCGCGCCGGAACTGGAAGCAACGGCTGCCCCAGAGTCTGAAGTAGTAGCGCCGGAAGAAGCGCCAGTTGAGCAGGCCGCTAAGACCTTCACACAAGAAGATTTAGACGCTGCGATTGGCAAAAGGCTCGCAAGAGAGCAACGTAAGTGGGAAAGAGAACAGGCTGCAAAGCAAGCGGAAACGCAAGCTAAGCGCGCAGTATCAGCCGAAATCCCGCCTGTCGATTCGTTTGAATCGCCTGAACATTATGCCGATGCACTGGCAGAACGTAAGGCAGAAGAACTACTCGCCAGACGAGAGCAAGCTAAACAGCAAGCCGAACTCCTTGAGGCATTTCACGACAGGGAAGAAGAAGCTAGGACTAAGTATGATGACTTTGAACAAGTCGCCTACAACCCTAAACTTCCAATTACTGACGCAATGGCTCAGACGATACAGCAGTCCGAAGTTGGGCCAGATATTGCCTATTATCTAGGTAGTAACCCTAAGGAAGCTGAACGTATTTCTCGGTTATCTGCACTTATGCAAGCAAAAGAAATTGGTCGAATTGAAAGCAAACTTGCTGACAGTCCGCCCGTAAAGAAAAGCTCGAATGCTCCGGCACCTATTGCTCCAGTGACGGCACGATCCAGCAGTGGATCACCTGCGTACGACACCACTGACCCGCGCTCTACTAAAAGTATGAGTACATCAGAATGGATCGAAGCAGAGCGCCAACGCCAGATTAAGAAGTACGAGGCTCAGAGAAACCGCTAACCCATTTTTTGAAAGAATAATATGTCAAACTCAATCTTAACCATTGACATGATTACTCGTAAGGCCTTAGAAATCCTCGAGAACAATCTTGTCTTAACTCGTAACGTAAACCGTCAATATGACGATTCATTCGCTGTAGAAGGCGCTAAAATTGGTTCTACACTACGTATCCGTTTACCGGATCGTACGTTAGTAACTGACGGCGCTGCTTTGCAAGTTCAAGCAGACAACGAACAGTTCACAACTTTGTCAGTTGCTTCACAAAAGCATATTGGCGTGAACTTCACATCTGCTGAAATGACAATGCAGTTAGACGACTTTGCAGAACGTGTTTTAAAACCACGTATCTCTCAGTTGGCTTCTTCTATTGATGCTGATGTAGCTAACTCTTACAAAGCAGTATTTAACTCAGTTGGTACTCCTGGCACAACTCCTTCAACATCTTTGGTGCTTTTACAAGCTCAACAAAAGTTGAACGAAAACGCTGCTGTTATGTCACCACGCTACGCTACTGTTAACCCAGCAGCTAACGCTGGCTTAGTTGAAGGCATGAAAGGTTTGTTCAATCCAACAGACACTATCAGCCGTCAATTTAAGAACGGTATGATGGGTATGGGCGTGTTAGGCTTTGACGAAATCAATATGTCACAGTCTATCAAGCAACATACAAACGGTAACTGGGGTACGACTATCACTGTAACTTCAACAGTTACAACTGAAGGTCAAGCTACATTGCCAATCAGCTTTACTGGTACTGGCAGCACTTGGAACGTTGGTGACGTGTTCACTATCGGTGGTGTATTTGCTGTTAACCCACAAACTCGTGAGTCAACAGGTTCACTACAACAGTTCACAGTAACTGCTGCTGTAACCGGTACTTCAACAGCTACATTGGACATTAGCCCAGCGTTGTTCTCAGCTAGCCAAGCTTTGGCTACTGTGACTGCATTGCCTGCTGGTTCTGCTGTAGTAACTATGTTGGGTAACGCTCAAGGTCAATACGCTCAGAACTTGGTATACCACAAAGATGCGATCACTTTTGCGACCGCTGACTTGTTGATGCCACAAGGCGTAGATATGGCGTCACGTCAAGTACATAACGGTATTTCAATGCGTATTGTTCGCCAATACGACATTAACAATGACCGTTTACCTTGCCGTATTGACGTTCTATATGGCTTTAGAACAATCCGTCCACAGATGGCCTGCCGTATTTTTGGCTAATCTAACTGTCCCTGCGCAAGCGGGGGCTTTTGAACTTATTTAGGAGAATTATTATGGCATTACCAAATGGTGCAGGTGGTTATCAATTTAGCGCAGGCAACGTTGATGAACCGCTATTAATCGTACAAGGCGCTCCAACAGCTTTAGCTGCTGGTGCAACAGCCACTGCGGCTCAATTAGTAAACGGTTTGTTTGTGTTCAACGGTACAGCTGGCAACTTAGTTCTACCAACTGTAGCTTCGCTTGAAACTGATGTTTCTAGCGCAGAAAAAGTAAACTCTGCGTTTGACTTTATCATTATCAACGCAGATGCTACAACTGACGACGTAACGTTGACAGTTGGTACAGGTTGGACAATTGTTGGCAATCCAATCGTAGCAGAAGCTACTTCAGGTCAGTTCCGCGCTCGTAAAACAGGCGAAGGTGCTTGGACTTGTTACCGTATTGCTTAATGTAATATGCCCCGCTTCGGCGGGGTTTTAACAAAGGAAAAATTATGCCTAATACCAAACCAGTAGGGGTTTCTTTTAGCGACCCTG